GAGCCATATTAGCTATATAAAAAGCTGCTTTATCACCTGCACTTGCTCTATCACTTTCAGCAAATCGTCTTAATATCTCCCAATTCTCATCACCTTTGGTATATTCTGAGAATCTAGTCTTAACTGTAGATAGCTCACCACTCCAATAAGAGTTAAGTTTAGTCTTAAATAAATTTAAACTCTCAGGTACTGCTTCCATCATAGCGTGCATTGAGGCCAAGCTTGATCTTATCGTAGCGCTGTCTCCAGTGAATGGATACCTCATTGTAGCACCAATTGCTGTGGAGAAAGGACGTAAGAATGTCGCTGTACTGGTGCCCATCATAGCTCTCAGTGCTGTTTTAGGCCCACTCAATATACTATGTATAAACATACCTTGAAGCTCTCTAAGCATAGCTCCAGTCTTCATCTTACCTTCAATATTACCACCATGGATCATCTTTCTAGCCCATGCATCGAAGTCATCTAGGTTGTTCATGCTTTCCATGGATGAGAAAGTTTCAAATAAACCTCTCAACAAACTATCATCTTCCGATCTACCAGCTAATTTAATAACAGAAGTAATGGATTCTCTACTAGCCGCCATATCTTCATCTAATGCTTCTTTTAAAGCTTTCTTAGCTTTAGCAGGGGATAGCCCTGTAAAGGCATCAGACATAGCTAATTTACTACGCTTAGTTTCAGCTAATAATGTAAGCATTGTATCTAGAATCTGCTGTGCAGGTCCATCGATATCATCAAGGTTAGCTATATCTGCTAACTCTCTACCGGCTATACCAGTATCTCTAAGCTGTTTTAGTAGTGTACCTTGAAGTAAGTCAGAAGCTATCAATTGATCACGAGACATTATATTAGTCTCAAAGATCTCTCCAGTCTTAGGATCTACTTTCTTAAATACGTTCTGTCCTCTAAGGAACTCTTGGAGGTACTCAGCAGTTGGCATATCAGCTGCACTTCTACCTAATACAGTACGTTGATGGAACCCAACAGCGTCACCGTATGTATCTAACCATGTAGTCCTTCCTTGTTTAATTGCTATTTCATCAGCTTGGAATGCTTGAGAACTCTTTAAGTCTTTAAGGATAGCTCTTGCCATCTCCTCTGTATACTCAGGCTTACCTGCTGCAATCTCACGCTGTTTAGGTGTAGTTACTGAACCTGTGGAACCTTCTTCAGCTCCATAATCTTTTCTAGTTCTAACTAGTTTCTGTCTAGCATCATAAGCAGGTTCTTTTGAAGTATAAGCTGCTTGATGTTTTTTAGCAATCGGTTTGTTCTTAGCACCACGGAAGTCTTTATGACCATCCTTTAGCTCTTGCAAACCTTTCTCAATAGTCTGATCAGCTATGCTTTTGTTTCTAGCTTGTACACTATTTACTACACGTTTTGACCCTTTACCTAATAATATAGCTGCTCCATCAAACGCTGTACCAATACCCATACCCTCAAGTATGTTCTTCACCTTCATCATTATAGGATGATCGGTTTCCTTGGTAGACAAGGGAGTATCAATAAAGCCATATGAGTCACGCATAGCGCCTAATGCGTTGTGTCCATCTGATTCCTTAGAGATCAAGTCTGACACAGCACCAATACCTGCTGCACGTACAAAGCTGTTTGCTATTTTAAAACCTAGAGCACGTTGTCCTGCTATAGGTACTAAGGCTAAGGAACCGAAGTGTACAGTTCCACGTAGTAGTTTTCCCCACCACGTTTTTGTTTCAATTGGGTTATCGTAATCAGTGAATGGATCCCAGTCAGGTCGATAATCAGCACCTGCTGCTTTCATCTCTCCATTAAGAGCGTCTAATGTACGCTCAGGGAAAGTGACAATAGAAGATGCTGTATCTTGTAATCCTCCTGTTAATACTGATTGAAGTTCTTTAGCGACTCCACCTATACCCCATTGTTCTTTATTTCTAGGATCCTGTTGCTCTGCTAATGCCTGAGCTTCCGTTTCCTTTTCGTTTTGTTGGGCAAGTGCATTAGCTTCTTCTCTCTTTCTACGGAGTTCAAGCCTTTCTTCACTTTGTTCAATCTCTTGACCTAATAGTTCTGGATTAACGCTCCCGCCACTTGTCTCATTATAAGGCATTTGTTTACCGTAGTAAATTAATTAGTTAGTGCTTTGAGTAAGAACTGTTTTTGATTATACGGACCCTCAGGACCGAACTTATCTAATATTAGAAGAGCATCACCTTCGCTAATATTCATTGCACTCCAATCTGAAAATAGTGGATTAGAATCAAATTGTGATAATGTTTGATAACTGTTAGCTATGTAAAGATTTCTATATATTAATCCTGCATACAGTGCTCTTTGGTTCTCTTCTGTAAGCTCACTGTCTTTTGTTAAACCACTGAAAGGAAGAGCTTCTTCTATTTCAGTTTTTGTCATACCATAAGCTCCTAGTCCAAGCAAATCTAATGATGATGCTTCTTCAATAGAATGCTGTGAAAGAGGTTTATCTAAAATATTATTAGTATCCTTCCAGCCATCAGTTGTTTGTACAGCGTCATAGCCTCCGTTATTAACCGATTCTGAACGTGTTAAAGCTTCTAGTATTTCAAGAGGTCCGTCACCTTGATCCAGTATACTTAACGCTTTATGAACGTCACCGTTATTAAGAGCTTTAGTTACTCCTGCAGGTTTAGTCTTTAAGGCTGTATCAACTCTAGATTCAGGTAGAGGTATTGGAGGTAGTCCATTCTGCTTAGCCCATATATTAGCTTGAACAGCTGCTACTTGTCTATGATTGAAACCTTTCAAACCTCTTCTATTATATAACAAGCTGCTATAAGGTTGTGTTGGTAGAGGTTCTCCGTCTTGTAAAGCTTTATAAACTTCTTCAGCTTCCTTCTCAAAACCAGGTAATATTTCTCTTTTCCAAATAGATGGATCAGTTTGTAAGGCTGTTAAACTTTTTGTAGTAGAAAGATGAGCGTTTTCGTTGTATTCTGATTTGTTATAAGTTCTGTATTCACCTTGTTCTATATTACGTTTGACTACGGTTCTAGCTTCATCGTAAGCTTGTTTTGGTGTTTGGCCGTTTTTAATTGCTGCAGTATATTCCGACATAAAATGTGCTGTAGCATTATCGTGTATAGTGTTGTAAGTATCAGTTTTTGCAGTAGTTAAGTCGGTTTCTTCTGTTTTTTGATTGACCCAAGCTGTTATATCCCGATTAAGTTTCTTAGAATCTAAACCTTCTCCAGGTCGAGTGATTCCCATTTGATTTAAAGCGTTAGCTAATTTTTGTGGATCATCTATACCAAAGAAATCTTCATGTTTAGGAACATCTCCACGGTTATAACGTTCAAATAAACCTCTGATTTGCTCATCATCATCTGCTTCACCTGTAGTTAGCATACTACCTATTTCTCTAGGCATAGGTAACATAGGGAATGTCTCTACCCAATCTTGCTGTATCTTTCTTCTGAAATCCTCGTCTATAGGTAATCCTTGTTTAATCCTGTCTACTGCTTGATCGTTTGCTCCAAGTACAAATGCTTGCTGTTTCGCTTTTGCTATTCTAGCTTCCTCGGTACTTTTGTTAGCTTTCTTTTTTTCTAATGCTGCAGCAAGTTTTTCAAATTCAGGCCAGTAAGGTTTTTTCTTAGGATCATCTGGGTTATAAACAGTTTGCTTACTACCATCCCATGCAAAGAATTCTTGATTCAATATTTGCTGAACTTGTTGAACTGATATATCATCATTCTCAAGCATAGTCACTAATTTACCAACAGCTACTGTTCTTTGATATTTAGGATCCCCACCCCAGTATTCTCTATTTTCATTGATCCAATCTATAACAGCTATACCACCTCTAGCATCTAAATCAGTTCTAAGTTTCTCTTTATCATACCAGTCGTTTTCAGCGACAACAGCTTCCTTTCTACTTGTTAGCCACTTCTTCTTCTCAGCTAGCTCAGCCTTTTGCATAGCAGGGAATAAGTATTTTTTCAACTGATTCCTGTTGTATCCACTGAATTGTCTTAAATAAGCGAACCGTATTGCTCCTTGAATATAATCGTATTCTTGAGAAGAAGTCGCATTATTTAAAAGAACTTCCTTACCATTTGACCATGGTGTAACAATTGCTAATCGTGAAGCAGCGTGGGATTGATATGGTACAAAATCTACAGCTCCGTTAGTTAACGTTTTACTTGTACTTTGTCTTACCCTATCACCTTGTATTAATTTTACACCTGTATCTACATCACCATTTGGGTTCTCCAATTCGGCTTTACCTAAAGCCTTCATGTTACCACCAGCTTTGGTTAATAAGCTTACTTTATGTTCCCACTGTTCGTATTCTTTAGAAGCTTCTGGGTTTAAATATTCTCTTTCATTGCGAACTGTTTCAGCTACTTCTTTTATTGTTTCTGTAGATTCGTGGATACCTTTTACATTGTCTAGAAACTTATCAACATTACTCTTCCAGTTATTCTTTCTTCTATCTGCCTCACCTTTGATTAACCCATCAAAGTGCCTCTGCATCATTTTAGTATCTTCGTCAATCTGTTTATTAACTTCAGGTACTAATGATTGAGCAAGGGATGGAATGTAAGCGCTATTAAGATCTGCCATGATTATATTTTCCAAAGACCCATTGTTTGACCAGCAGTAGCTATATTAGCTCCAGTTTGGAATGCCCACTGAGTAGCGTTCATAAATGTCATGAATTTATTCTCCTTTTGATAGGGTTCCATAAGCGGTGCTGCAGCAGGAATACCTAATGCACCTACATTTT